TCATTGGCATCTTTGCAAATTCGCCTTGTGCAAGTCTTCCTTCCGTCCAGAATTGCCCTCACCATTTCTGTGTTGAATAAAATCGGTTTAATCGCCATTTACTCCACCGCCTTTCACAATCTCGATTGCATGCTCATAACTTCTTGCTTTCTCTTTTCCCAAATTCCTGTTGTATGCATTCTCCCAAAACTTTCTCTCATTTTCCAACTGCTCCACAACCTTGTCCGTGTCATATGCAGTCGGCTGCTGGTCAATCTTCTGTGCCAATGCATAAAACATATCCTCACTACTTGTCTGTGTAAGAAGAATATCCATAAACCATTGTTGATATAATTCTTGCTTTAATGTCTCCGCATCAATCAGTCTTACCATCGTTCGCCCTCCTGTTCCAATCTGTAGTTGCTTTCGTTCGCTCGTCTTTCCCTGTTCTGATCCCTCCGTCCTGATCCATGTACATCTCACATTCATAGCTTTTTGGAAGTTCTATTCCGCATTTCATACATTTGATTTTGAACATTACCCCAACAGCCGAATGTGATGACTTATTTGTAATGGTTAAGAACATTGCGTTTCCACCGCAAAACGGGCATGGCTTAAGGCTTTCACTCATTCTTCATCACTCCAATCTAATTTCTGACCACATTTCCAGCAATAACGAGCAGGAAGTGTTCCAGTTGACCACCCCATATACCTACCGCATGCCGGACATGTATATTTTGTAGTCCCAGTATCTTCTTTTTCAGCAATAGCAGCTATCGGATTCTGACGTTCCATCGCCGCCCGGCATTCTTCCACCGTTCCGATTGTTCGGTACTGCTTCAGCTCTTCCAACCATTCAGCAAGTTGCTCATGTTCGTTTGCACATATAGTATTGCCATATGTAATGGCTTCTTTATCAACCGATTCTGGAATATACGCATTATCTTCGATTAGTCTTGCTGACATCTTTTGGCATTCAGCCACTTCTCTTGCGTGTGATATAGCTTCATCAATTGTCATAGTCACACCTCCAACAGTTCCGGGTTATCAATCATGTTGCCGATCACTTCAAAATTCTCTGAATCAAAATCATCCAGTTCCTCGTAGTAATCACAGCCCGGCTCATTCGTACACCATCCGTTTTCATACCACACGACACGCTTTCTCGTCTCATCTTCCGGAAACTCATCATCGATATGCCCTGAAAGAATATCATTCTCCCAAATCAGATTGCCGTTCTTGTCCTTAAGTCCGGTGCACTGGCAGATGGTGGACGGATCTGCTTCGACCATGTTCGGGATATCATTGGTCATTCCCCATAGGATATATCTTCTCTCCCAGATACCATAGAGATATCCTTGCACCCATTCCCCATTATCAATCCGCTTTGCACGGAATAAAAATCTATCTTCCATCCTTTTCCTCCATTTCTTTCAACTTGGCTTCGGCTTCCTCATGAGTAAAGAATACCGATTTATTAATTTCGCAAATGCTGCAATGTTTAGCTACGCTTTCACGTATGTAGTACGCCTTATCACTGCAATTCTCGCAAAATCCTCTAACACACATTCCAGACCGATTACTTTTGTTTTTTCCGCAACAATACTCGATGGAATACACTGGTGCATCTTCACTGATTGGCAACCGCAGAAGTAATCCATGCTCCTCGGCATCCTCATAGGCTTTGAGTTTCCGATATACGGCATCTATTTCCTCGCAATCCGGTTCACATGCCCTTTCCCACAGTTCATCATCAATCCATGATGGATTCCTTTCTGTTAATCTTTCCATGTTGCTTCCTCGCTTTCTGCTTTTCCTTTTCCTCACATGGCTTACAAAGCCTACTACACCAACCGCATGGTGTTATGTATGGACATTCTTCTCCAAGTCTCATGCTATTCCTCACTTTCTGCCTTAAGCCAATCCAAAACACATGATTTGCAAGCCTTTTCAGGATGAGAACATTCCTCTACGCCAATGTGTTCTATGCAACTTCCAAATAATACTTCTGCCAACTCCTCATCCGTCATACTTCTGATCCGGTCTGCATTGGTCTGTGGCTTCTCCACGACCTCAAAACACTCGTCTCTCCAAGATAAAACATTTTCCAGCTTGTATGAGCTGTAGCCAACGCTATAATGATTCGATCCGATTTCCTTGTACTTGATTTCGTAATATGGCTTTTTGTCTATCATTGTTACGATAATATCTAAGTGAGAAACTTTCATACGCTCATTTTCCATTTCTACCGGCTCGTCCTGTGACTTCTTCGCCATGCTCTTCATACACTCCATCATATTTCTACCTCACTAAATCCATTGTTTTAACAGATATCCCTTTAAATTTCCCGGTGCGACAATACTCTGCGGTATCAAAAAACATAATGCATCCATCGTCTTTTCCGGTATCTTCACTTCCTACAAGTGCTATGCTTACACCGTTTCTTATCAGTGTATTTTTTAACAACATCAATGCCGCTCCTATCTCCTGCTTGGTTTCATCCGTCATTTCAACTTCACCTTTCTCTTTCTGCCTTTCTTCTCAAACTTGTCGCACATCCCAATCGGGCATCCACGCCTTAATCCGGTCTTTGAATAATATCCACACATGATCTCTGTCTGGTTGTGCTTGTACGAATATTTACATTTCCGGCAGTATTTTACGCTTGTCTTTGTCATTTCTCCCATGTTAATAATCCTTATTTCGCCGCTTTTCCTGTTACAATATCCCAATTTTCATCCTCAATAAACTGATTCCGAATAATCTCATCCGTCAGATAGTGTTCCTTACTCTTTGGCTGCTTGCGCCAATAGGAATCAATGTAATAGGCAACCCAATTCATAAATTCCTCAATTTTGGCATTTGAGAAACGGTAAGAATCTTTTAATGTCGGAATTGTCAGATACATTGTAGCTGCCAGTGCGCTTTCGATATTCCGATCTGCGCCAAGCACTGCCCGTCCATTTTTTATATCTGCCATATACAATTTTTTTGACATTGGGATTGATTTTACCCACTTGACCACATCAATTTTCTTTTTACGGCAATACTCCATCATGCTCTCGCTCGTTACCGCTTCGTCATCATCGTCCTGCCAAGATTTCCGACGTTCAACGGTTTTGCTATAAAAATTCGTGATCTGCTTAAACGTCATATCAAACTTGTCATACAAAATGGCTGTAAAAATATATCCCATGTGATTCGCGATATTATCTCCTAACTGACATTTTGCTAATTCCTGCTTATAAACACTCGACGGAATTAGCCTCTGTCTCTGCTGTACGTTATGCATTTGTTCACCTTCCTTGTATTTTTTATTTTATATTTCCCCCCGCCATCATCTTTTCAATGATTTCCTCCTGCATCCGCTCTGCGATATGATCCCGGACTGATTCTTCTGGAAATGCGATCTGATATGTCCGCTCCTTGATCCGGTTCGTGATCCGGTCATCGTAGGATAGTTTGTCCAGCGGATCATTGCTCGTGAAAATCGTTACCTTCTGGTTTATGTACCGCTCGTTGATGATCTGATACATTTTGTCGTTGATCCATGCCGCCGGTGCTTCCACACCAAAATCATCAATGATCAAAATATCCGTTGTGGAAAGTGCATCTAAAAGCTGGCTTTCACTGCCTGCTGCATCCCTGCGCCATGTATTCTTGATTTCCTGCATGATGGTAAGTGATACTGCAAATTTAACTGTGTATCTTTTCATCAGTTCATTTGCAATCCCGGCAGCGATCCTCGTCTTACCGCTTCCCTTTGTCCTCGACCAGATATACAGTCCCATGCCTCTTTCCTTCTGGCTCTCAAAATCATCCAGATAGGTTTTTATGATTTTACAGGCATCTGACACCATCTTTTTACTTTCCTGCTTCCTGTACACATCCATTCGAAACGATCTCAGATCCATCCCACGGAATGCCTCCGGTATATCTGCGAATCGCAACCGCCTTGACATGACCGCTTTCTCACGGCATTTACACGGTACTGCTATTTCAACTCCGTCTTTTATTTTCAAGATCCACTCCCGACCTTCGCAAATTGGACACACATCAGAATCCTTGGAAGTCTCCGGTGTCTCCGCATTCCTGCATAAGTTCGTTGAGTGATTTTTCATGCGTTCCAGTATCTCTTCCAACTGGTCCATCGTTCTCTCCTTTCAGATACTGCATAAACAAGTTCTCTCGTAAAAAGTTCTCTGGCTTTTTAATATATCGCTCTGCTGTTTTCTCCCGTCTGCATATATCTGCATAATTCTGTGCGGCCAATACCAAATCATCTTCCGGTACACCAGACAGTACCGCATTGCAGTATTCAGTTTCAACAAGACAGCCAGTGCACCGTTTCGGATAGACCGCGGCAAACTCTGCATACCGTTCCACGGGGGATATAGGGGGTGTATTTTGTTTATGTTTATGTCTTTGTTTATTAATAGGTTCACTTTGTGGTTCAAACTGTGGTGCAATTTGCAGTTCACTTTGTGGTTCATCTTGTGGTTCATTTTTACTGTAATTTTGAACCACAAGACTATTTATTTTATATTGTGCCGCAAGATTACCACCGCGCGATTTCCATTCGATGAACCCATCTGTAGCAAGTTTGTTTCTCGCTCTCTTTAATGCTGATGCATTTAATCCAGACCGAAGTCCAAGGACTGACGAGGCTACCGTAAACGTATCTGGCCACCCTGCTTTATTCGCTATGGACATTAACGCATGCCATAAGGCGATTGCAGTGTTGGGCTGCGGGTTTAGTTCGAGCCTGTCGTAAAATGCTTTTATCTCAGCTAAATAGTTCAAGTTTCCACCTCCCGAATCCGAACTTCAATCCGTGGATTTTCAGCATCTATACGAAATTCATCAGAGAATCCACAGATCTGCTCCCAGCCATCATTTTTTAATACATGGCAGTTAACTAATGCATCCTGGATCACTTTTCTGCCGAATGACGATATATTGTCCAGATCACGCCTTTTATTCTTTTCCACCCACAGATATTCCATAAATACTTTTTTATTGATATTTACGTCTCTCAGGCACTTTCTGATGCACACAGAAACAATAGCTTCATTCTGCTTTTTCATCTCTCCGCCTTTATATCTGCTTGCCTTATCCGCACGGATAAAATCATTCAAGTTATCCAGTCGTCCCGGTATTATCAGTAGGTACTCCAACTTTTCGCCACCTTTCAAATGTCATTTTCATATTTAAACGTTTTTTCAGTATCGCTCTTGCACGGTGCAGCTCTTTTGAAAGATATTCATCCAGTTCTTTTTCATCTACTGGATCTCCCGGAACTGGTCTGTAATATCCATTTCCAACATTGATAATGCAGTCATCCTTTGTATTTGCTGTCTCTATCTGCTTTCTCAGCTTTCTATCTTCAAATGGATTATAAAGTCTCGGTAATGGTTTCAAATGTCCGCAGGGAATGTCATTTATTGTTTTCATTTATCCCCTTTCCTCTCCGGGACTAACCCCGGAGATAATAACCAGCTTCCAATAATTCGTGATATATTATTTTCTGCATGAATAGGTTTCTTTCTGCCATTTGGCAAGGTGTTTCAACCCTATAAATCCTTTACAACAATTCCATAGACCTTATACATCTCTCTGAACCGGATCACTCCAAGGCTGTGTGCCAGTGTGTGGTGTTCTCTGCACAAACAGATTTTTTTATAACTGGAATCATCTACTTTTGTCCTGTCATTACCCATTCCGATTGCATCCTCATGATGAATCTCTCCATCTTTTCCGCAGATTGCACATTTTTTGTGTAACAGGCAGTAGTAAAGATATCTTCCTATGTCATCTGTACGTTCTATTGCATTGTCAGAAAGCGATATTCCGTTCTCTAGAGCAAATTCCAGTATCGTGTTGATAAATTCCCTCGCTGTGTCCATAGAACAGTTGGAAAGACTGAAATACGCATCACCGGTACGCATCATATGCTGATACTTCAATATCTCTTTCATTTCTTCTGGAAGATATCCTGTCCAATCTGAAATGTCTCTGATAGTTGCATATGCTTTTTTTCTCTGCTCTGCTGATATGTGCCTGCCATCATCAAACCTGATCTCGGCATTTCTAATTTTCTTTCTTTGGAACATGTCCCCAAGCTTCAGATCTGGAACAGATACAACCAAGTCTGTTCCGTCTTTCTGCTCTCGGTATTGGTTAATCTTTACAAGTGCGTGCATTAGTTATCAACATCCTTTTTTCTGACATCATAAAGAAATACTCTGCGTTTCAACGATTCATTTCTAATGGATAATGCAACGATCTCACCATCTTTAATAATAATTTGTTCAACCTTGAACTTATCGTATGTGCTCCACTTATTATTTTTTTGTATAAGTGCAACATCCTTTGCAGGGATCCATATATATGGTGCAGTGTAAAGTTCTCTTCCAATTCCCCAGTTAAAGCAAGCACGCTTGAAAGAATCCGATGCCTGTCCTTTTTCTTTTTCCGTATATGATTCAGTTCCTACATCCTGCTTCCATACCCAATGATCGCCGTCTTCTGCCGGAAAATTAATACCTACATTGCAAAAGAGATTTCCATTAATTAACTCATGTTTTCTCTGCCATCTCTCTGATCCTACAGATTCGTCCAGAATGCGCATATCACATCTGGCATCTTTATAAAGTAAAAGGCTGCAACCTTTCTCATTTACGGTCGCCACTCTGGCATCAATCTCTTTTTCTGTTAAAGCTCTAAATTCCATTATTTCTCCTCCACAATTCTGCTTGCCCACATGTCAGCAAAATGTAACAACAGATACAATGGCGTTTCTTTACCGGAAATATCATATTTAAACGATCCATACAGTCCATTATGCCAAAGGATAGCCTGCTCTTCTTCCTCTGTAAGCTTGATGTATCTTTCAGCAATTGCAATACTTCTCACTTCATGTGGAATATACAGAAGTTCTTTATTTATTTCATATGGTTTTGCTTCTGACTGTACCAATGGATATTCTCCATTTTCATCCTTTTTCCGGCTCTTGATCATATTAGGTACATAGTTTGGTTTTCCATAATCTCCCATCTTTCCAAGATCATGCAGCAAAGCACAAATGATAATGGCATTCTGTGTTTCATCCGGTAAAACTTCCGATCCTTCCGCCAATAAAAATGACATATCCTGCATGATTCCGAGGACATTCCAACTATGTTCTGCTAAACCGCCCTCTTTTGCCAAATGGTTAGAACCCGAACACGGAGCCGCAAAAAATCCATCATTTTTCATGGCTGCAATTAAATCTTTCATTCCATCTCTTTCAGTGGACATAAGTTTTTCCACAATTAAATTTTCAAATTCTTCCATCTTTCTTTTATCCTCTCTTCCTCTGATTCAATATCTGCCATCTCTTCACGTCTGGCTAGTCGCTCATGCAATCTATGAAGCCTTGCTTTCTCAGCTTCATACCGTTCATAATCATTGTCTGGAAATTCTTCAATTGGCATAGGTAACTGACTCCCTTTTTCCATCCTCTGTAATACTTACGGTAAATTCATTAGTATCTATTACGAATGTTCCATAAATATTTCCATCTGCTGCAAGGATTAAATTTCCATTTTCAATCCCTAAATTTTCAAGTAAAACTGATAAATCTTTCAGTGCATCAATAAGCTGTCCACTGTCATTTCTGCATAATCTAGTTGCTGCCATTTAAAAATTCCTCCATTTCCATCTGTCTGAAATCTGTAGATAACACCATGCATCTGACCGCTTTCTCACGCTGTTGATTCATGTACTGCTCGTCCCGGCATTCTTCACACATGTTTCCTTCGCCGGGATCTAAACTACATCCACAGATTCTGCATTTCCTGTAAATCATAAAATCACGCTTTCCAAAAATTTAACTACGTGTTATAATAAACGCAGAAGTACTTTTGTATTCCTACGTTTAAATAGCACCTGAGTTCGCCAAAACATTTAGGGTGCTATTTTTTTGTCCTCAAATTCCCAAAGGAACTCAACATCAGCGTCAAGCTTGTCCTTCCGGCGGATCATGTTAAAGTCTGCTTTCCGCTTTTCTTCCCGGCGGTTCTCCACGTCAAAGATCACAACTCCAATAAGTGCAATCACCGCACCGAGAGCTATTGCAATCAGCAGAAAAACATAATACATTCCATCCGCATCTAGCATTCCACCAAGAAACAGGATTCCAAGCCCTACCGCTATAAAAACTTTTGCTACATTTTTCATGATTTTTTGTTTTCCTCTTTTACGATCTCGTAATCACATTCGCTGGAAATTTTTATTTTTTTATTTCCGCTGTCTCTGGAGATGGAGTTGCCCCTCATATTCTGCACCGTGGAGTTGCCCATCATATCCTGCACCGTGGAGTTGCCCCTCATATCCTGCACCGTGGAGTTGCCCCACATATTCTGCACCGTGGAGTTGCCCATCATATCATGCACCGTGGAGTTGCCCCTCATATTCTGCACCGTGGAGTTGTCCATCATCGCTTTCACGTCTTTTAGCATATTTTTGACTTTGCATCGTTTCAACCTGTAATATCCACTGCTCAGTTCCTCGATTTCTTCATCAATTCTGACGTGTTCTTTCCACCAGTCCTTGACAGCTTTTCTAAACTCATCAAAATATCTATCCTTGTCGTTCTCGAACCATTTTGGCAGAATGTCCTGATCCACGTTTTCTTTCCAAGTGTCTGGATCTGTCCACCACTCTTCGTTAGGTGGTAAAAGTTCCACTCTCACGAAAACACGCATTGCATTTTCTATGTTGTCCTCAATTCCAAGGCTTTCCAGTAAATCACTGTGGCTGTCGTTTGCTCCCTCTGCTATTACACAACGATTTTTCAATATCAATCCGCTTTTAAATCCGCACATTTTTCTTTCTACTCTCTTTCAAAAATGAATCTAATTTCGGTCGGAATATCAGATATGTGTGTCTGATACCGTCTGACCTGTTGCTACACCATATACACACTGTTTATTCATGATGCCTTGTCCTTGACCACAAGCTTAATTCCTTCCTGTCTTTCGTAAATCTCTAACAGAATGTCCATAATCTTGGCTTTCCTCTCTGGTGTAATTTCCATGTCTGCTTTGTTCATAGGAATCTCCTTTCTCATTATTTAACGCTCCCACACATGGCAATCTGCTTTTCAACTTCCGACTGTTTCTTTGAGATTGCCATACCATCCGCAACACCGAGAATATAGCTGAAGTTTTCTTTGTCCAGCTGTGATACTGTTTCAGCTAGTCTTGTAAGGGATTCTTTCTGTTTTTCGCTCATTTGCTCACTTCCTTTCGTTTCTTTGTGAGATTATAATATCACATAGTGATAATAAATGCAATACTAAAATATTGACTTTGTGAGTTTTTTTTGATATATTTATTTTGAAAGGAGGTAAGGATTGTGAAAGAAAGAATAAAACAAATAAGAAAAGCAAAAGGATTGACGCAAGTTGAGTTTGGTGAAAAAATAGGTGTTAAAGGAAATACGATAACAAATTATGAAAACGGATTAAGAAATCCAACAGATGCAGTTATTCTTTCTATATGCAGAGAATTTGAGGTTAATAAGGAATGGCTGGAGACCGGAAAAGGCGAAATGTTCATTCAAAAGACCGAGAATGAAAAGATAGCTGAATTTCTTGCAGATGTTCTGAAAGCCGGGGAAAACGACCAGAGGTACAGATTCATAACCGCTATCTCAGAACTGGATGAAAACGACTGGAACACAATCCAGAAGCTGGCAGAAAAGCTTGTGAAGAAGTAAAAAGAAAGACAAGGGCAATGCGCAAACCCTTGTCTTTTTCTTTTATCTCAAAAACCTCTTTATAAATGCATATATGGTTCGGAGATCATCCTCGTCCATGCACTTCTCTATTAATTCTATTATTTTCTCTTTAAGCTCTCCCATATCCAATACCACCTTTCTAATTGATACATAAAGTATACGAACGTATGTTCGAAAAGTCAATAACGCATCCATTTGTTTTTTATCCTAAACTTTCATTTTGCAAAAAAATGTCATAAAAAAATGACAAAAATGTATTGTTTTATAATCATTTTGCTTTATAATTGTAGTATCAAAAGAAAGGGGAGTTCAAAATCATGAACGAATCAAAAGATACTAAAGTATGTAAACACTGTCAATCGGAGATTCCTAAGAAAGCAAAGATATGTCCAGTATGCAAAAAGAAACAAGGTTTACCGAAATGGGCGATTGTTTTAATTGTGATCCTGGTTCTTGCAGCTATCGGTTCTGCTTCTGGTGGAAATTCCGACAATTCAGAAACTACTACCACTTCACAATCATCAAGCACAAACGAAACTCAAAATTCGACACCAGAGGTAAAGGAAGTTGAGACCGAATCAGAACCGGAAATTGAATATACTGCGGTTGATGTAAGCACCATGATGGATGATTTGAAAAACAATTCAATGAAAGCAGAAGATACTTACAATGACAAATACTTAGAAATTACTGGTCGATTAGATGTTATTGACAGCAACGGTAAGTATATCGGTGTATTCTCTCAGACAGACAAATTTGCAATTGTTGGTGTTCAATGCTATATAAAAGATGATGATGTAAAAGCAAAGGTAATGGAAATGTCTAAAGACGATACTGTGACGCTCAAAGTTCATATTAAAAACGTTGGGGAAGTTATGGGGTACTCCGCAGATATTATAGAAATAGAATAGTATACAGTCCCTCTAGTAAATGAGGGACTTTTTTTTAAGGGAGTTAAAAATGAACATAGCAATTTATCCAAGAAAATCAAAAAAAGATGATAATTCAGAATCAATGGAACAGCAAATAGACGATTGTAGAAAGTACATTAATAAAACTTACCCTGATGCAAATATAATCGTTTATTCTGGCGATTATGCGATCACAGGTCATAGCACGGCAAAAAGAAAGGACTTTCAGCGCATGATGGATGATGTCAGAGCCGGAAGAATCAATGCAGTTGTCATTATGAGATACGATCGTATAGCAAGAAATATGAGAGATTTCTGTAACCTATATCACGACATGGAAAGCGCAGGATGTAACTTGATATCAGTAAGTCAGCAGATCGATACTTCCACGCCATACGGAAAGAACTTCATGTACCAGATGGCAAACATGGCAGAATTAGAATGGGCGGTCATATCTGAGCGATACAAAGACACCGCAGCTTATAAAATCCGTGAAGGGAAAGCTTACACTGGCAGAGTGCCCATAGGATTTAAAATAGAGAAAATAGATGGTGTAAAGAAAGTCGTACATGATAATGAGGAACAGACAAGAGCTATATTTGATTATTTATTGGCAACCAAAAGCAAGCGCGGCACTGTTTTATGGGTACGTGAAAATTTAATTTCAGATTTCACACGTCACAAATTAGACTCAATGATCAATTCGGATTTATATATTGGGAAAGTAAGGGAAAATGAAAATTTCTGCGAACCTTATTTTACCAAAGAGCAAATGGAAGAAATAAGAAGTGTCAATCAGATAAAATACGCTCCGTCCGGTCATATATATTTATTCAGTGGATTATTCCGTTGTCCTATATGTGGCAGGAAAATGGCAAGTTTTTACAGCATAGACAAAAAGACCAAAAAGCACCGGCAATATCAACGATGCTGGTTTGGTGGAAACGAGAAATTGCACAAAACAAAATTAGTGTCAGAAGCAAAAACAGAAAAATATCTTCTTGAAAATCTTGATGCAGCATTAAAAAATCTTGAATTTGATGTAAAAAAGGAAGCAGGTAAACCAAAGCGCAATTTGAATAAGAAACTTAATGATGCAATAGGGGAGCGTGACAGACTGAATTACCTTTTTGAAAAAGGAAGAATTGATATCCCAGAATACGAAAAGAAATACAGTGTCTTATCAGAAAAAATAAATTCCATAACTGAGGAGTTGTCAAACAACAAAGTTGTAAGGATTGAGGAATTTAAGAAGCAGATCCCGGAAGACTGGAAAGAACTTTACGAACAACTAGATCAAAAAGGAAAACAAGAGTTTTGGCATAGAATAATAAAAGAAATTTATTTGAATGAAGCCTTTGAAATTACTGGCTTTATATTTTATATCTAGGACTTGTACTAAATAACTATTTCCTAGCGGTTAACATTAATTAGTACAAGTCTATTAAAAAGGGCGATTAGAAATTCTAACCGCCCTTTGTTTTACGCTTTTACAATCGCAGCATCAAATCCTGCTGCTTTCAATTTTTCCTGCAAGGCAATAGCATTTGCTTTGTTGCGATACGCTCCGACCTGTACACGATAAATAGAATCTTTATCACCTACGCTTGTCTCTGATCCAGAAGTTGCGGCATCATCATCAGATATGTTATTGGATGGTTCAATGTACTGCTGTCCTGTAATTCCGTAAACAATCGCACTTGCCATGCTCTTATAATCATACAGTGCTACATCGTCCTTATCATCCACAAAGCAACATTCAATCAACATCGCAGGTGCTTTTGTGTGATTGAGCACGTAAAGCTTTTTGTTAATCTTCACACCACGATTTTTAAATCCAAGTGCTGCGATCGCATTTACAATTTTCTCTGCAAATGGTTTTGCTTTACTGTTATCACTATACACATATGCTTCTACACCTGTTGTCTGTCCGTTCCCGACAGCATCTTTGGCTCCTGCGTTAAAATGGATAGATACATCAAGATCAGCAGCATGAGCATTGCATTTCCCTACGATGTTACAAAGCACATTATTTGCACTTGTGCCATTGTCAACCGTACAGTCATACACGGTATGCCCGAGGCATTTAAGCTGTCTGATAACCTCATTTTTTACATTTCTTGCTTCTGTTGATTCCCGGATGATTCCGATAGCTCCACATGCTACTTTTCCGTCCGGGTTGTGTCCTGCATGTACGTTAATAACCATTCTTTTATTCCTCCTTCTTTTCAATATACTGCTTAAATAACTGGTGCAGTCCTGTGCTTGCCAGACCGCTGAATAATCCACTTAATAAAATAGGTGCTGTAACTGTCCATCTGTTAATCCAAATGGCTAAAAGCACACCTAATACCGCACAAATGGTAGGGATGTATTTATTATCAACATCCTTGATCCAATTCTTTACGACATAGCCTACACAAAGGCAAATGCCTACGATCACAGGCACCATAAATTCTGTTAAAAATCCCAAATCTGTCATGTTTAAATCCTCTCTTTCTGCTTCAGATGAAGCTCTTCAATTTCATTTTTCATCTTTGTGACCATTCCATTGCCGCCCAACGCATGATAGGCATTGTACATTTCCATAAAATTCTGGTAGGCATAGGATGGAATTTCTTTGAGCGCCATGTATTTATCATGGTACTCGATCAGTTGTACTCGAAGCAAAAGCATCGTTCCTCTGCTATTCGCATCTCTGTCTGACTTCTGATTTTTCAAAAGCCACACTATGTATCCCATAAATGCTGTCAGAACGATAGGCAAAGCAATCGTGTACGTTTCTTTTAACATCTCCATTGGATCATCTTCCTTTCTTTTGTATAATTCAATTATAATATTTCAGAATAATTTTTTTGTTCCATTTTACTTCGCATAACCAGAGTTTAGCTGAGAAATCTTTAAAGGGTGTTTTTAATACCTCAATTAATAGTGATTCCTATGGTAATATATTATTAACATCAGTTGATACCGTAATTGTGTCTGTCGTATCAACTTTAACAAATGTAATCCTATCACAACCATTTGTTAGTAACGGTAAATGGTACACACAAGCTAGGGATATAAATGGTAATATTATAAAAAATAAAAGTTGCATTGTAACATATTATTATATATAGCAATTGTTTTTATTCTAATATATAATATTGTTAAAAATGTCATTTATAATGTCAAATTTAGATTGTGTTTGGACTATATGCATATACACTAGCATCTCCACCAAAATTACTTATTGTGATACTAATTATATCCCCTTTAAATGCCCTAACTGACCCAACGATTGTTTGTTTACAATTTGCACTCTGACTTGTTAATTGTGCAACATTAATACCATTAATGCTTATAGATGCACCCGAATAAGCGGTATTCGTAGACTGTAATGTATAAACTAATAAATAATCTTTAGTTAAAGGAGTACCGCCATTAACTAGAATACCTTTTGTTCCTTTAGCTGGATTTTTTAAGTTAGCTAAACTCTGGGATACATCCGCGAACCCCGCCTCAATTCTATCTTCCAGATCATTCATATTTGCAGCATTAAAAGCATCACCATCCTGCGAGATTGTGCCCTCATCCCTTGCAACTGTCACAAGATTTGTGCTGCCATCTTCCATTGTAAGTAGTCGGCGGTTAATATACTCTGCAATTCGATTTTTCCATGTTTTCTTTGTAAATCCCATAATATGTCCTCTCTTCCTATAATAATAGTCCGGTATCATCTCCGGCATATATCTCTGATCCACAGTAATAATTGAAGTTGTTAAGTAAAATGCCATACACATCATCTAATATTTTCTCTATATCATTCATCTTCTGGTATGTATTGACTGGCATACTCGGTGTCTGCGGCGTGTCTCCATGAATCATGTACGCATTTCTGATAACCTCTGTGTTATTTATGACTGACATTAAAAATGTCTCATTTGGATGTTCTGGAACGTCTGCAACCGTAAGATTAAGTTCCAGCACATCTGATAATAACTTTGTGTTATTCTGGATTCTCTGCATATCTGATCGATTCAGTGCGCCTTTCATCCCGGCAAGCCATTCTGTTTTTTCGTCTGCGCTAAATCTTTCCCATCCCTTCTGCAGTAACTCCAACACACGATCAACATCACTCTGTGACCGGTCCGTCACTGTCTGCATCCACACCAGCATAAGCAACCACCTCACTTTTCAGACGCTCATTTTCTTCTTTTAAAGCTTTGTTTTCCTTTGTGAGCTTTAGATTTTCTTTTCTAAGCTCGTCATAATAAGGATTAATTGGATTGTAATTCATCAGATCAGCACATCTCCTCCCGTATATAATTCAGTTCCGGCAAAGTAATCTTCTGTAACAACTACCGAATATCCCCTGCACGTTGCTGTTGCGATAAATCCACCTGTCAAATCAAGCGTCTGGCTTTCAATCAATGTTGTCGATGTCTTGCCACCGATGGAATTTATATTCGCCCAATTTCCTACCTGCTCTAAGTCAACCAGGTACTTCATTCCCACCTTTTTTCTCAAGGCATGATAATCCAAAAGATATGCGGCGATATCGGGTAATATATCAGCATTATAAATGGTACATCCACTGTATTTCTTTATATTTTCTGTTTCCCCAGCTTCGATTTTATCTACACTCTTTTCGTAGGAAAAAGTCGTGTTTGCATATTTAATACCTGTAATCTGGCACTGTCCGGCAGTCGGCATATTAATAATGAGATAATTCGTTTTTACTTCTTTCAACGTGCCGGCACTTGCTGTGATGGATGATGGCAGATATGGGCTCGAAAAAGTGATCTTCGTATCTCCGGCCGGCAATGTTTTCTTATAAATATCAGATGTCTTTTCTTCCAATGCATAGTTTTTCATCTCAATATTCACACCAGAGATATATTTTTCAAGAGATACTTTCGTATTTCCATTAAATTTGCGATCCGTCCCGACAGTGGATTTCACATATCTGTCTGGCTTATAAACCTTGATGGTATCGCTCCGGCTGTCATCCGCAACCGCACCACACGCAAAGCATACCTGTTGCAATGCCTTACGGCACGTCTGGATGGCTAAATAGCCACTTAAAAGTATGTTGCCGACTTCTTCGTCAATTACATATTTTTTTATTCCTGATGTTACAAATATCGCATTCAGTATCACTTCTGCACGGACATTGTTATATACCTGTCCGTCATAAAATGTATACTTATCTAATAACCCAACTACATCAATCAACTTAAATTTTGCAATATTCTTTGAAAAAGAAAAATCGTCGATAAAGAATGCTCCCATAGGAATCATGTTTCCGTTATTAAACTCTGACAATGTGACTTCCTGCGTTTTCTGCACACTCTTCCATGCTCCGTTTTCGTTTTCTGCGTCAAAGTCATTATTCATATCAACAATTGAAATATCCGCTTCGTTGATAGACAAGGCTGCAGAGGTCACATCAATGTCCTCCTGCACCTTGGCTGTCTGGATCATATCCTTATCCCATACGATATATTTTCCGTATAAAATGTACTGAAGCTTAATATATCTCTGTGGAAAGCTTGTTCTTACAAATTCAATCTCGATTTTTCCGTAATTCTGCACCTGATTATTGCAAACATAAATAAGGCTGTCCGGGTAAAATGTCTCTGTGATTAATTTTGTACCGGCGATTGTATACCATGTGATTTTCAACTCTGCTGGTGGCTCATCTTCAAAATAAAGTGTGATCGCTGCGGACGTCTGCTGCTCTTGGAACGTGACTGTAATCTTAGGATCTGTTTCAAAAGTACAATCTTCCTTCGATAACGCATCATTCCAAAATGCAATGTCTTTCGGATTTTCCGTCAATACGCTTTTACTTCCATCTAGCACAAATTGGTTCAGTTCAAAAGTCCCATAACTTTTCTGTTCCGTCTGTTCTGCAAATAACTCTATTGAACCTATGCCCTGATTATCATCTGTCGTGACCGAAGCATCCGCAAGTGCGGTAACATCTATAAATTTCATTTCTGCCCTGCAATATGTTCTCATAAATGCCCCCTTACGGTGTCTTAAATGGTTTTTTACTCGTCATTTTCCAAGACAAGCCTTTATATTTCGCTCCGTTGTCAAATACCTTTTCTACTTCATCTTTAATGGATGAAAAATACCCATAGAAATCAAACTGCTTGCTTGCATCCGGTAAAGATACATGATGGAATCTGTTTTCACAATCTGTTATATGATCCATCAGTTTATCATAAAGTACCGGATCGTCTATTGTGCCAATTGAAATTGTATAGTTCTTATAGATTCCTATACTCTCAATATGAATATCTCCGTCCTCTGTTCTTTCTGCATACTTTTCCAAGAAATCCAAAGTCCTTTGAATAGACACCATAGGGATATTATATGTAATTCCATCAATGATAAGTCCTTGTGTATACTTATGTACCATCTTATCCCTCCGCTATCCCAAGTCTTATTTCTTCATCCTGTAAATACGGCAGATTGATTCTTGCGAACTCTTTACCATCCACCGAAAGTACTACTGTCTTAGCACCGCTATAGTCCGGCATTTTGCTTGCAAGCTTTGATGCGAGGTCGTCCATCCAGCCAGTGTTATTTTCAAGCGGAAGGACAGCTTCTCTTCCGGCTTCTCCGATTTCTGCAAGTGTCCTTCCGGTTGTTACGCCACCGTTGGCAAGACGAGGCAGATTTACAGTAGGAATTGTCGGAATACTTGGATGCCATGATCCGCCACCCAAAAAATCAGGTAAATCAAATCCAATGCTGTTAAAGCCAGAAATTAATGAATTGATACCATTAATAACACGGTTTACCATATTTTCAAACATCTGGATAACACTGTTCACAAAATCTTTTACCGATTTTTCTGTCTGGCGTAATGCTTTGTCTGTGTCTTTCGTAAGTAATGCATGAATTGCGGCGAATACAAGTTTTACCCCTGCCAGCAAAAAATTGATCAGATCTAAAATAAAATCGACGCTGTCTTTTATATTCTGGCTCAGGGTTTTAATAATCGGCAGAATTACCGGAAGCACATTTTCAATAATCCATGCAATAATCGGCTGTAAAATATTTGTCCATAAATCGTTCAGTATGTCTATCACGATTCCCATTATTTCGAAAATATTATCAAACACAGGCTTTAAATGATTTTCATAGGTATCCTCAAACATTAACGCCAGATTCTGTAAAATAGGCTGCACATAAGTGTTCCAAAATTCAAGAAATTTTTCTATTAATTCTGACATTCCATTTTTTACATTTTCGATAAACGGATGAATATGTTCATCGTACAATTCTGTGATTTTATCGGTCACATGCTGTACACCGTCTGATATAGTCGTTGTCAAATCCGCAATCACACCAAGAACCCCATCCAACGCATCTTTTAAAGCATCCTGATTCTCTACAAAAGGTGTCACGATACAGTCAATGACATCTCTTGCAAATTTTGCTGCATTCTCTGTAACCATCATGAACGCATCCGCAAAAATCTGAATCAGGTTAGCTGTGATCTGCTGTCCATTTTCATCCCCAAATACTGAAAACACATTTGCAAATGCTTCTAATCCATCTGCTGCAAGTGCTGCTATGTCTGCCGACACATCAAACATTTTTTGAATATATCCTTTGATATCCCAGGAATTATTTTCAAGAAAAATCGCCATTCCACCAACAAAGTTTTCTGCGATCGTTGCTCCGATGCTGGTCACGGATGCCGCCATGCTTCCAAGAGAATATGCTACGGTCTGCACAAAATTATCGACTGATGCAAGTACAAATGGATCGGTAAAAATATCAGCCAATGTATTTTTTATGCTTTCTGCACTTGCCTTGATGTTGACAAGTTGAGATGAAATATCCAATTTCTTCCATGTATCGCTCCAACCTTTTTCAATAGATGCTTTTGTTTTATTAAGAAAATCAAGAAAAGGCTGTAACTTTTTTGTCAAATCACTGGAAGTAGGAACTTCTTCATATAAATCAGATCCGCCACTACCAGATCCGCCACTACCGCTTCCAGAATCATTTTTCTGCAATACATTCAAGTCATCAAAAGCCGCCAATGCTCCAGCTGCTTTTTTGGCAGAACCGGCTGTTTTATCAAGAGATGCCGCATAGTCTACCTGCTGCTTCTTTGCCTTTGTCCAAGTGCTTTTTCCGCTTATAGCCGCAATAAATCTATTCATAGCATTAATGGCATTTGTAAGCCATGTGCATAAGGTTACGATTGCTGGTGTCAATGCAGATATGATAGGCGCTGTCAATGCTCCAATAGAATTTTTCAATGTAGCCGAAGCACTTGCCATTTCAGACATTTTTCCATTAAATTCAGAAGAATACTTTGCCATGTTCTGTATACCTTCTGTAAATGCCTTGGATATGGTCTGAGCTACTTGCATAACCGCACCGAATATTGTAAAACTAACTACTGTCTGCTTTATCCGTTTTGCCATGTCAGATATTAAGCCAGAGGATTTTTTTGCTGATTTTCCTACTTTTTCAATGTCTTTCGCACCGGCACCAATAGATTTCTCATTGGCAGCTGTTTCTCTCATCTTCTGATTAAGAACTTCCTGTTTGCTCTGTACATCAAGAAGCTTTTCAGATACTTTGCTATATTCTTCTGTAGTTGTAGGATCTATAAAAGCAGTTCCGGAAGATTCCATTGCTGCAAGCTCGCCTTTTGCATATTTAATTGAGTTTGTTAATTCCTCAACGTCGTATTGCATTTTTTTAAAGGTTGTGCTTTTACTGCTTCCACCTGTTTCTAAGAATTTATCCATTCTGGCAAGAAGTTTATCAAGAGAAGCAGTATCTTTTTCTATCTGCATCTGCACAGCCTTATATTCCTCTGTTGGAATCTTCTGACTTGCCAGATCTTTCAGGGTCTTGGATAACTTATCAGCTTCTCTTGCAAGCTTCTGAAACTGTGATTCCATCTGCATAAGCTTACTTGATGCTTCTCCATTTTCAATCAACGTTTTTATTCTGATTTCGCCATCATATTCAGCCATGCTAAAACCCTCATTTCTTAAACTGTTTCAATGCTTCCTGTTCTGTTTCTTTCTGCTTTCTTATTTCTTCCATCATGCGATCATAATCGTCTATCTTTTCTTTTTCTTCGCTGGTATACTCTTTTTCTGGCTGTTCCAGAGCATATATATTCTGTGCGTTTCTGATTGCATCTTTTTCCTTGGAACTCATGTTCTTTTCAATCTTCTTCTGTCGGATCTCAATTACCTCCATGAGAGAAGATAATCTTCTTGGCATATTCCAGATCAAGCCATTAAATTTCCACCAGTGCATATCTGCCACGGACAAATCAATTCCGTATATCTGCAAGAAATCTGCGTATATTCTCCATTGATCTACATCATAGTCAATAAAACGCTTTGTATTTTTACTACTGCCGGTATTGTCGTGATACCATCCGTTTAAATACCAGGAAATACATTCATTTAACTCATGGTGCTGTGGATGGTCTCTAAGTTCTCCGTATTCATCAGAGAACATAAGATAAAGAATAGAAGTTGTTTTCTCGTACTCATTCATTTCTTTGTCATATTGCAAAATATAAATCTGCATACCTATGCGGAAATCGGTATTTACTTTGTATCCGTTCCATTCAGTAGGCAAATTGTCAAGCATGACATTGTTCATTATTTTGCCCCACGTCTTTTAATATTGTATCTGTTCTGCACCTGTTCAAAACGTTTATTGAAAAGCTTATTCATAACAGGGATAACCTGCTCTACAAACTCCACAATTGCAAGTTCATCCGGGACAATATCTCCGTAAATCTGTTTCATGGCATCTTCGCCAAACAACCCATCTATACTTTCCGTAATCTGCTTAAGATATTTCACACGAATGCTGTTAAGTTCTAATGCTGCATCCACATTCATATCATCCACATTCATATCGTCTTTGTGGTTCTTTCTCCATTCGGCGGCTTCTTTTTCACAGTTTTGAGATATATTATTTAATTTATCAATTACACCTGCAAACTTCTTAGCTGTGTCTGCATTCGCTGTATCTACTGTTATAACTGTAATAAGATCTCCGTCTTCGTCTTTTATTGCAATTTTTTTTATGCCACTGCTTAATTTAATTTCTTCCATTTTTAACATCCTTTCCTAATGTGGGACACCAAGGAAAGGTAGGCATCCCACATATGCTAATTTTTAATTAACACCTATGAAACTGGGTAATCTTCATCCAAAGCCAAAGCGCTTACTTTAGGCGCCCATGTGAACGATCCATCACCAGCAATAGTGATTGTTCCAAGTTCTACATCTCCATTTCCATTAATCTGGACTGTAGACTTTAAAATATCACCACCTGCTCCACCAGTGCTTGATGCACATACAGTTACTGGGACACGGATACAATCTCCGGATCCGCTTGTAATATCAGCTTTATAGAAGCGATAATAATATGTCTCGCACTGATCTCCTGTTGGAAGCTTTTTAAAAACATCATTAAACACTGTCTGCATTTCATCTGACAAATGTTCTCTTTCTGGAGACATTGCAAGTGCATACCCTTTTACAGAGTTGCTTGCATTTTTCATGTTTACGTACTGTGTGCTTTCTGTGTTAGGTCCCCAGTCTTCAGCAAGCTCTGTGAAACCGTCACCCATTTCAGCAAGCTTTTCAGTTGATCCACCCATAAGGCTTCCAATATCCAAAAGTGAGACCATGTTAGTTCTGTCTTTTGCCATGAGTATTCCTCCTATTTTTTATAAAAATATTTAAGCTGCATATTAATTGCTAATTCTGTTGTTTTCCCATCTGCTGTACCGCAAAATACATCCGATGTGCGGTTGATTTGTTCTACAACAAAATTTTTATCTTTTAATGTGAATTCTCCACTCTCAAGGAACTTTGCAATATTTTCAAGCAGATTGCTTGCTGCAATATTATCTTTGTTTGTTGTTGGATTGCTTTTGTATACGATCTGGAACGTCATTTGTCCGACATAAGAACCGCTGACATATTTTTTCAAATAAACAGGATCCTGCGCCGGAAAAACTCCAATAGACTGAGTATCTTTTATGCTGTTCCATAAGATTGTTGAATTTGATGGTTTGAAACCGGGTGGGAAATCCGGATAACTATTTATCATATCAAGGATAGCTCTTTGCGCCGTTTCTGCATCTGATACAAGCATTATTTTTGGCTTTTCATCCAAATCATTTACCTCCAATCTCAAACCTTGGTATAAGGCTGTAAACACCGATAGTATTCACTTTGTAGCAATTCCCTTTTTCATTAACCATGTACTGAAAGAATTTACCTGGATAATCGTCTGAATTAATTAATCCAACCGGCAATTCCATATCAATGAGAAGTTCATCTTTCTTTGCAATCACTACGAAGTCAAAATCATTACTTCTTAAAGTGAAATGCTTTAACTTTTCTTCTTCGCTCATGTTCTCCCAGTCTGGTGGATTAGTATAATTCAATGTGCCATCATTCGGGATTTTTACAAGAAAACTATCTGCATCTTTCATTCCAGACTTACTTATGTTCTCTGCCTGTGTAAGCTCAATTCTTACATTTTCAAATAGAGTACCGAAATAATATTCAGTTTCTAAAGTGTCGTTGTAATGCCTGTTATATAAAACCACGGCATCTTTATATCCGATTCCCATAAGCTAAACTCCCATGTACAAAAGGTTTTCATGCCTTGAATCAACCATTCCGGTTAGGTAATTTGATGCAATATCGTAGCACTTTCTATTAAGTGCTATTTCTGATTTTGCAAGCTCTACAAATGTAGAAGAAGATGCTCCGGCATCATAAGATACTGATTCACTTCCAGAAGTCATGCTCTTAATCATTTTCCCTTTTACAGTTCCGTCCGCATTTGCAATAACACCAAAGTTATTAACTGCCGCGGAGTACTCAGATACATTCTTTAGCAATTCAGCTATTTCGCAGGTACAATCTTTGATATTATCCCACCATGCATCTTCTGATTCTGGCTGAGAATAAAACAAAATCCTGTTTGATGTGATCGCATTGATTCTTCTTTCTGCTTTTCTTTCATATGGAGCAAAGTCTTTTTCGTTTTCAAACAAACTTCCACCATATTTCGTTTGGTAATATTCAAAATCTACATATGACATTGCTCCACACTCCTTATTGCTGTGATAAGATTTCGCTGATAATATCAGCTTTCTTTGTTGCGGTCAGTGAATACCCTTTACTCTCTGCCAGTGCCTTAATTTCTGCAACTGTAAGAGAGTTTAAGTATTCTTCCGTGAGTTCCCCACTAGCATTTACCGCCTGTGTAGTGGGATCTATTCCCCCGGTGTGATTGAAACGTTTGCTACTGCATCAATGTACTCTGCAAAAAGTACAAATCCTAACAGCGCATAAGTTACGCTGGTTGCGCAATCGTGATCGCCTTTTACCTTAAATCCGATAAGATTTGTTTCTCCGCTGACAGTGTAAGAAAGACCGGCTTTCTTAAAATCTGCGTCAGATGGATCTACATAGTAAGCAACAATGTTGTTTACAGCTGTTGCCAGAACTTTTCCGGCTGGGATTTCGTTGTCAGAGCAAAGGATCATAATGTCTGCTCCAAGAAATTTTTTGATATAGGTAAGTCCGAAGGCTGTCTGCAAAGTAATTTTTGAATTTCCAAGATAATCATATAAATCCATCATATTTACAAACACTGCAACTCCTGTAGCAGTTTTGTGCATTGACTTGAACTTATTCTTGACAGATCCAATAGCTTTAGCTACAGCCATCTGGAATGTTTTTGTAGTGTTTGTAAGTGTACCAGTTTTCAGATAGTTGTAGAATTTTGTTGTAATATCATCCTGCAGGTCTGTCTTGAACTCTTCGTCTGTCATTCCACAAGCTGCTTCATATCCATGATTCATGATAGCTTCGATAGAAACTTCTTTTGCATATTTTCCAAGAGTAATCTCTGAATAAGGTTTCTCTTTTACATCGTAATGTGTTCTTGGAATCACATCACCTTCTGCTACAGTTCCGCTTTCTAACGTTCCTTCTACATATTTGCTTTTAAGAAGAGTTCCAGGCGTTTTTCTAATTGCTCTTGAAATTCCAAGAACCTCTCTTAAAGCTTCCCAGTTTCTTTCAAAAGATGTAACAAAATCAATTTCCCTTGCTGTTACATCAATGTCTTCTGTTTTAATCAGTCCTTCGTTTGCTGCAAAGAACTGCAAATTGGTGTTCATCGTTAATCTGTTTTTGTTCATATAAAACTCCTTTACTGTTGGAATAAAGAAATGTTTTCGGCAATTGCTTTCTGACGTTCTGATCTATCTTTGATAGATAAAATGCTCTCTCTTGTTGTAGGCTTATCACCACCAGAATTGTTTTCATTCGGTTTTGTGAAATACGCATGTGGAGTCGGCTGATTCTGTTTATTTACAAATGCATTTGCATCTGTCTTTTTAGCTTCCTCAATAAGATCACTGAACCCTATCAGTTTTCCGTTTCTCACGCTTACGCTTTCGGAAATGTCTTTCATAATGGCTTTCTTTGCAGATTCAGAAGTAAACTCGATTTCCGCAAATGCTTCTTTCAAAAGTTCATCCTTCTCATGCTCTGCGATTTTGGCTTCATAATCTTTTTTGGAATCCTCTGCCTGTCTCTTCCAGTCATCACGCTCTCTTAAAATGTCTTCCGGGCTTTTTCCATCCAACCCTTCAAGCATTCTCTCTGCTGATTCTGCACGGGTTTTCCACTGTTCAGATTCTGATGAAGCCTTATTAACCTTGTCTTCCATTTCTTTCTTGGAATACAGCTCTTCACCCATACTCTTTTTAAGAGACTCTTTCTGTTCGTCTGAAACTTCAATTCCGAGTTTCTTTAATTCGTTTGCTACGTTTACCATGTTTCTACCTCTTTCTTTCCAAGTTGTTACTCCGGTCAGTCCGGCACGAATGAGTTGCTATTTACTCCATAGCTGGCAATTGGGAATGAAGGAATCGAACCCTCGACAACCCGGATATAAGCCGTGTCTTCTTCCACTGAATTAATTCCCAAAAATAAAAAAGCACGCCCAAAATAGGACGTGCCATGCATCATCCTATAATTATTCTAGGTTAGCGAACAGAATCCCTTTTTCTGTCCGGTACTTTTAATATTCTTTTCAATATATATTTTAACCTATTTTAAACAATTTTTTGTACCATTTTAAAAAGGGAAGATTGCTCCACCCCTTTTTGCTATTTCCCACCGAAATACCTTCTAAGCACTTCTTTTTCTTCTTCCACAATACAATCCTTTCTTAATCTGTTGCACTGATCGTATATATACTTTCCGTACTCTTCTAATTTGGCTATCATTGCATTTTTATTTTCCAATGTAGGATTTTTAATGTATTCTTTTTTAAGCCCTATATAGTCCTCATACTGCTTTATAACATCCATTTTCAATTACCCCATTCAAAATATCATCTGCTATACCAACGACTTCTTTTCCATAAAGAGACAGAAAATCCGCTACGATTTCCTCTACATCTATTGGAATTTGGCAGTCATATGAAAATGAAGCGCAGTGTACCAACTCATGAGATAGAACTTTCTCTAACAGACTTCCGCTTAATGCATTTGACAAATAAACCGTTCGTTTGCTCCAATCTGTAACACCAAGTGTAATTGTTCCGTCTGAACGCATCAAGCATTCACTATTAGGATTTACATATAAAATATTCCATTCAACATCATTGATTTTAAACACTGCGCTCACCTCTTAGATTTTCTGTAACATCATCTGTAATTCATTTCTCCACATCTGCTTTTCTTCCGGAGTTGCATCTGATGTCATTTCAGTAATATCCATCTGCATATCTCGCAAGTAATCTTTTCTTGCTTTTGCACGCTCTTTTTTATCTTCCTCTGAATTTCCATGATGGTTTTCTCTGGTCTCCATATAAGTACGTCTGGAAATACCGGCTTTTCCCTCTCTGGAATCCCTCGGATATGATCTATCTCCCATCATTCCGGTATCTGTATACATCCTTTTCAGATCTTTCTTATCCATGTCTCTCATGTGCTCTGCATCTTCGTAATCATCCGGGTACATGTGATAATATGGGGGTTCATCATATCCTCTTCGTTTTCCTCTGCCTTTCGGTGCAAATCTTCCATTAGCATAACGATACCGATCATAATATCTTCGGTCATCCCCATACTCTAAAAGCTTCTCCATGATATCTGCTTCGTCCGCTTCGTTCATTGCCTTAGTAATTGTGGCATGATACTCTGCTTCTGACAAATCCTTTATCATGTCGATCACTTCTCCCATTTCTTCTGTATTGACATTATCAATCCCTTTTTCAATCTCACATAAGGATTTTTCAGCAAGGCATTCAAGCATTTTATGAATTCTTTCAATATGCATATACTAAGCCTCCCTTACTACAATTAAATTACTGTTCTGAACCTCGATAGTCTGTCCAGATGTATTCTGAACCGCTATTGTGCTGCAGCATCCACAAGGAACATCTACATAAACCTGTGCAGATACATTGAATAAGTTTTCTACTGCCGCAGGTGTTACAATCATTCTTGTAGACTGTAATGGTTCTCCGTCAATTGCGATTGCAAGCGAAATAGCTTCCACCGTTCCGCCGGTTGGGATCTGGATATTTCCGCTATAAGATACAAGAAATCTTGCTTTGCACTGGTTTGTGATTCCTCTTAATTTAACTACTCCGCTTCCCTGTCTGTGAACTATACATTTTGTTCCGCAAACCGGTGTCTCAGTAAATGCGACATCTTCTCCTTGCAGGACAGTCTGTAAAGCATTGGCTGTAAATTCTGACATAATATTTTCCTCTCTTTCAAAAATATAAGGGCAAACATTGAAGTCTGCCCTTTGTGTTTAAGTAATACCGCTATGCAGACATAATCTTGTCGATTAAGATACTTTAATTATTCAGTTGTCTAACATCCGCATCCAGTATTGCAACCACATCCATACGGAATGTATGTGTTCGGGTTTGGCACCTGGTATGCTGGGATTGGCGATGGATTAACAGCACTGATAATATGATTTGTCTGTGCTGTCATAGCGGTAGTCAGAAGTGCGTTCTGTCTATCCTGTGATGCTGCAAGTCTCAAATCATTATTTTCTGCCTGTAACGTTGCGATCTTATCCTGGCATAAGTAGTCAAGGATTGCTCTTGTACCGGCATTCTGGCTGTCGATAATATCTCTCGTGTTGTTGTTCATGGTGTTCTGTAATGCGCAAGTGTTCTGCGCCATGTTGAAGTTTACACCCTGGATAGCTTCACGAGTTTCGCAGCAACAATTTGCAAGCTGAGACTGAATAGCATTTGCATTCTGCATTCCTGCTACTGTGTCCGCATTAATTGCCTGCTGAATGCTGTTAAATCCTGTCAGCATTCCGTTGTTTACTGCATAAAAGCCATCACAAAGACCATTTGTAATGCCATCAAGCTTACTTATGACTGCTGAATTGTCAAATCCTCTCTGGATATCAGCCTGTGTAGCCGCAGTTGCGGTATAACCGCCACCACCATTACCACCGAATCCATAACCGCCCCATCCACCGAATAAGGCAAAAAGGATAATGAGAACCCACCAACCACCATCGCCCCATGCACCATCATTACGGTTTCCACCAGTAACGGCGGCAATGTCCGCTAAACTTGGAGATGAATTAAACATATGTGTTCCTCCTAATAAAATTTATTTATACATAATCTTGCAAGAATAGTATCAATGTTTAAACTGGCTCATGATTTCTTCCGGGTTTAGACCTTTTTCTTTGCACAAATTTCTGGCAAGCTGTTCCAGCCCTTTACTGTCTCCACGGTTCATCATGTCGAATGTATTTTTCATGATCGGATTATTTGAAAATTGAGAGTTGCTCATCATTTGACTTAATATCATCTTAGGGTTTCCACCGCACTGGATCATCTGCATTAAATTCATTCAGAATCGCTCTCTTTCTTTGCTCTGGTAGTCCTTTGGGACTGAGTTATTTTAGCTTCTATCTGGTCTAATCGCTCCATTATCGGGGCAAACAATGTTGCCGTGTCTTCTTTCGGTAATTCGTTCTGCTTTCCGTCTAGCTGCGGTTTATATGTAACTGTCTGAATAAGCCCATTAGCACCCCACGATTTTATATAAACTTCTGATCCATCTGCTTTCGGGAAAATGGCAAATGGTGCATTCATTGGAACGTCATTCGCTGTGACTTCCTCAACAGAATTAACCATTCTTCCGCAAAGTCCAGCTTGTTGCGGCATGATTTGTTGCGGGAATTGCTGTTGAATCTGCTGTGGCTGTTGATATTGAGGATAAGAATACTGGTTATATCTCTGATACTCGTACATAATAAACCTCTCTTTCTATTTTCATTTTATTATGAACAACACAATTGAACCACCCCAGCAAAACCCCATTAAAAGGACACAAAAAAGACACCCTTAACGGATGTCTTTAATGAGGAGAAAGTTATGTGAAATGTTGTCCAGTTACCTTAAGAATTTTATGTTGCATTTTGACGTTAATACGTCCGGCTGTCTTAGTCGAAATATGCATAATTTCTGCACATTCTTCTAGCGACTTTTCTTTCTTCCGTAAATCAAAGAGCGTTTCTTCTGTCGGTGTGAAATCACACAATTCTTTTATATGCTCTTTTTCTTCTTTGGTAAAGCACGTAACAATGTTTTTCATTTGCTTTACCTCATTTGGGGGAGTTTCCGGCTATGACGGTGAGTTGTTATCTCGCTTGAGTTCCACTGCATTAATTAAAGAAAGGTGGATAACCAAGTATGTATGGTTAACACATTATTATATTAACACATTATTATAATAACATATTATTCCATTTGCGTTGTACCATTTTTTTCAATTTTATTTTTATAAGCCGTTGCTCGTCCATTTGCAACCGCAGACTGTTTTCTATTAAATCCAGAAACCTTCGTTCTATCGCCTTGTAATTGAAGATCATTATTCTTACAGAATGATTGAAGTTTTTTATTCTGCATTCGCAGTTTATATGCAAGTTTATCATATTGAGGTTGCAAGATCTCTTTTACATCTATTTCGGCAATCATATCAAGTTCTTGTTTCTTGGCCATAATTTCACGCTTTGTTTTTCGAATTTCTCTTTCAAGTGATCTCTGCTTCTGCTGCAAATCATAAAGTTTTTGGCTTTCATCTGCATTTATATTCACATTTCCGTTTTCATCAAGGTACTTATTTACCATGTCTTTTCGCCACGGGCCATGTGAATGTCTGCAATTGTATCCGTGAAGTCCTAATAGATTCACAACAGTTCCCGTTCCGGTTTTAGGGTCTATGGTATAACCTGTGCTTTCAAGAAGATTCGGAAATCCTGGTTCGCTCCCGATTATTTTATATGCTTTTCCTTGCCAGTGATCGTGAGATGGAATCCCTGTTGGATCCTTTTTATCATATCTTGCCCCCGGATGCGCTGATACTAGAACATACTCTATTTTATATTGTGCAATATAAATGTTTGTCACTTGTGCCGCGGTCTGATTCATAGATGTGACGATGCAACACCTCACTGCCGCTTCAAGAGAACGCTTCGTTCCAGTAGGGTATTCTACCATAACACCAGATTCCGCATATCTATCCAGAACTTCGCAGACTGCACTGCTGTAAGACTGCATTCCAGATGCAACTCTATAATCAACCTCATTCAGCATGTTGAGCAAGTCTTTCTGTGTCTGGTTAATGGTTGTTTTTGTCAAATTATCAAGTTCACCGGATGTCTTTATTAATTCTGCATTCATTGCCAGAATTGCCATATTATTTTTTAGAGGAGATATAATATCTGATGCTGATATCTGCGTCAAGACTTCCTTATCATCTGAGAATGATGTCATAACACTATCCCTTAATAATCTGCGAACCTCATTTCTCGATTTTCCAGACATTTCAGATATTCTTTTTACAATCTCTGTGTTATGCAGTCCCATCTGTTGGAGTTTCCACAATTCTCGATCGGCAGTTCCTGACAATTCACCGGATTTTATCAATCGTGTTGCAATGTCTGATATAATCCAATTTTCAAGATCTTGATACATTTCAACCAGTTTATCAGTTTTTCCGTAAAAATAATCCGGTCTAAGCATTATCCTTTCCCAACCTCTCTTTTAACAAGATCTATCCACTGCTTACCGTGATTTTCTTTTGCAGTTTCAAACCATTGTTTACCTGTTCCTGGTGTGTGATATTTTAATTCTGTTCCTGTCGGATACTTCTTTTCTCCACGATTCGCCCATGATCTTCCGTCTGCCGTCAAATAAAGTTCGCCTACATACTGATAATGCGCATACGGTGTGTCTACTGTAATTAATCCGGGTTCTTTTATCTGCGTCTTGTTTCTCAAATCGCCCTGCTGCATAGGTGTGTATTTTCTCATGTCATTTACAACCTGTTCATCAAGAACATTCTGCGCATTTCTCAAATTTTCATCTATTCTTTTAGTGTCAAGCTTAATATTAAAGCTTCCAATGACTTTATTATATTTTATATTAACGCATCCCTCTCTATCACTTCTCTAAATAAAACTTAATCGTCTCTATCACAGTCTTTTTCTGCAACTTTACCTGAACCATCTCCGGCGGTTCAGGTTCCGGGATAATATATCCACCTTTTAAAATACCATTTTTTGAAAGCTCCGGTATCCCTTTAATTATTTTATTCCTCTTCAAACAGACCACCGCTGTTCCTTTCAGCATCTTCCTGCGCTCTCTCTGCAAACATGGCATCTACTTCATCATCATTAAATCCCTCATATTCTTTAAGGTATTTACGCTTAGAATAAATACCTTGAATCATTAAATTATATGCTCTTGATCTGTCCTGTTCGAAGCTCGCAAGCAAATCTTTAAAATAAAATATATCTTCGTCCGGTACATCATCATCCAGTGCATCCACATAGCCGGCAGGGATTCCGTAAAGGTCGCAGAATACATTGATTGCATAAATAAGATTTTTCAACGCTGTTTTTATGCTTTTCCGAATATCGTTAATCGTCTCTGCAGTCTCATTATCGTCACTTTCAACCTGTGTTGCTGTCAATTTTCCAGACTTTCTATCGAGGATAAACTGCCCCTGTGAGAATCCGCATTTTGTCGAGATCATAGAAAGAACGCTGTTAATATCTGTGATTCTGTCAGAAGTAAGCATGGTCGGGACGTGTTCATCAATCGTGCTTTTTGAATCCAGCCCCAATTTCAAGCCTTTAACGAACCGAGGAAGCTCTACTGTTGAGGTGCGTGTACCGCCTTTTCCCTGTTTTGTCAGCGCGTTCTCATCAATAAAAGTAATGTGCTGAGAATCCTCAACCTCATTCCCTTTTTTACTCCATGCTATATCGAGATCTCTAAGCTCCATAAGTGCATTTGAGAAAATCGATACACCTTCTGGAGATGAGTAATCAATTGTGTTATTGAATGGAGTTTTCAAATAGGCAAACAGTGGCTTTTCTACGTTCATAATATGAACGACTTCCTCAATTGAAGACCACTCAGGAACGTCATGCAGTTCTATCTTCTTGCCAAGTGAGTTACTGCTGTTTGACTTGAACGCTCTGTTCTGGATCTCGTACACGTTCATCTCTTCGCCCTCTTTATTTTTTGAGGTCGTGAAATGATGGTATTCAAGTCGGTAATAGTACAATTTATCTTTTATAAGTCGATTAATAAAGATGCATCCTCTAATATCTCCGTTGCTCGTCTTTTCTGTAATCGCAAAGTCCCACGGCATAATATAATCTATCATGTTGTCTGGGTTCATTGAGCTGTTCGGCTTTAAGATAATTCCGCCAACTCCTAGCATATCTTCTACTTTGTCCCGGATAGAAGTGTCAACCATTGCCCTGATGCACTTATTAATAAAATCCGCTCTTTCTGAACCTGTTATGCTAACTGATAAATCCATGCAAGATTTCTTTGCTGTGTACTGGCAGAGAAATTTTGCAAAATTGATTGTACGGATGTCATTGTTTTTCGGATCCACCCAGAAAGGGCTTCCCTTAATTATGTCGTTCCATCTCTGCTGTGAGTTTTCAATCTCCGGAGAAGTGATAAACTCGACATTAAATTCTTTCTCAGCATCTGTTCTAAAAAACTTCATGATCGTCTCCCTTATTTTTTCAAAAAAATTCATTTTTTAATCCTCATAATCGTCGCTGTCTTCTTCTTCCTCATCATCATAAAGACCGTCATTTCTTCGGCTGGTCATGATAATCCTGTTTAATGCATAAATGTTTGCCATGATCGTATCTTCTTCTAAGGTCGGGTATGCATCCGAAAATGAACCATCTGGAAGCTGCTCATGTTCTGCTTTTACAAACTCTTTTTCTGTATTCGGGCATCGCTCTGGATCAATCACGATCTTATTACATCGCTGAAGCCACTCCCAGCAGTAATCTCTGCCTTTTCCGCTTCCCCATCTTTTCTTTGCCCCAATCGCATTGAATCCCCAGTCCTGCATCTCTGCTATTCCGTCCGGTCTGGCAGAATCGCAAATGATCTCTACATTCATAAACTTCTTTATCTTTCTGGCAAAGGTAGAGTTTTTACATTTTTTAGAATACACTTCGCCGAAAATGTAAAGTGTGTCCGTTTCGTAATCATAATAATTCTGGCTGAATACCTGTGGGTGTGTATATCCGAAGTCTAAGCCGTGGTTTACTGTATCGAATGTCATTAACTCATCATCCGATATTTTTCTGATTTCTAAATTGTCAAAGATGCCTCCGCCTGTTCCAGTGACTTCTCCGAGATAATTATTTTTATAATATAATGGCTTATGAATCCTGAACCACTCCGCACGTTCGAAGAATCGTTTTCCTAACCATTTCATTGGGACGTTATAATAATAACTGTGGCAGATCCGTGCCTGTGGCTTATTTCTGCATTCTTCGGTGTACTCATTCATAAAGTTGTTTTTTGACTTCGGAGGATTGAAGATTTTAATATCAAGCGCCGGTGTATCTGCTCGCAGAAATGTATCCTCGATGTTATCCATCTGCTCCACACCTGCCATCTCATCGCACTCCTCGTGGATCAGCATCTTAACATAGCCAAATGGAACATTAAATGACTTCAAGCTGATAGGCTTATCTGCTCCGGCAAACATGACCATTTGCCCGGTTGGTTTATAAACCGCACACATTGGGGATTGTTTAAAATCCCAGTTATCCAGATCCTGATATCTTATTACTGTTTTCATAAACTGATTATATACCGAGCTTCTTAAGTCGACTTTAAATCTTCTGGTGTATACGACATGCGCCTGTGGATCTTGTCTGATCGTCTCATATGCAAGATTTCCCCAAAAATTGGACTTAATAGAACCACGACCGCCCTTAGAAATTATCTCATGCACATCTATCTCTCCGGCAAAGGCTTCATGTACAGTTCTGTAAATTTCAACAAAGTCGCTTGTTATATCTGTAATCGGGATCGTCCAGAGTGCTGCCTTCTCGCGTTTTTCCTTTTCCTCTCGCTCGATCTTCTGCTTTTCTGCTATGGTCAGTGCTTTTTCCAGTCCATCCATTGCCTTAAGCTGATCGGAAAAGTCTGGAGAGAATCCGAGACCGTCCACGACTTCGCCCTTTGCGATTTTACTTCTACGCTCCTGGATCTCTGCTAGAGACATGATATCCCGGTGCTGTTCTTTCTCGATGCGCTCGGTCTGCTTGGCTATATATTCGGAAACGCTAACATTTGCTAGCAATCGAGCCGCCCCTGCGTTAGCTCCATTTTTACTATATCCTGCCTTCATGAACGCCTGTGTGGCATTTCCGCCATTCTTTATATATTCATCTGCAAATGCTTTTTGTTTCGGTGTGAGTTCTCCCTTCATCCACTCACCGCCCATCTCGCATTTCGTTAATTGCATTTACAATACGGCAAGTGCCCTCTGCCATCTTTTTTACATTCTCTGGCTTTCTTAATTCCTCTATTGTCTTTTTAAATACATCTTTTAGCTCCGGATCATCTCGAAACCGTTTCTGAATTTTCTTTCTTGAACAATCGAGGCAAATATCTATTCTCTGCTCCTGCGGCAGTATCTCTCCGCATTCTCTGCATTTCGTCATTTGCTTACCTCCTTATAAATTTCAAGCAAGCAGAATATTACTTCCGGTATAGATGCCGTTTTGAGAATCTCATAATCTTCCGTTTTCCATTCTTGTCTATTTTTCTTAAAGGTGTACACTGGTGTGAGGATTCTGTACATTGTGATCATGCGCTTCTGGTCGTCGCTATAAAATTGATTTTGGTTTATTTTTATAATCAGCCCACGCTGGACAATCGCAGTCTGAAGCTTTTTTACTTTTCCTTTTAAATTTGCCAAGGCGCACACCTCCCATCATTTTACTTATAATTTTATTATAAGATATTTTTTAACTGTTTTTGTTCCATTTTTAGGCATAAAAAAAGCGGCTATATTTCAAGCCGCTTTCTATTAAAATCTTAAGTAATAAGTTCCGCCAAATTCATTACATTTACATTTTTTTACGGTATCATCAAAGTTCATTTCGTTCATGGTGGCATATCCGCTTGTACACAGGCTTCGATTTATTGTCCGAAGCCTAAAGCTCATTTCACTTAGGCTTTCAGCGACACTAGCTTCCCACTCGTTACCATTATCATCCGCCACCTGCACAACGTACCCGCGTCCCCTGTTTGAAGCCCATTTAAAAGTCTCTCTTAATGTTTCAAAATCTTTTCCTTCGTCAAAAATAATACCTTCTTTATTTTTTAATACGCAACTATACATAATTTTATCTCCTTTTTTTCAAATTAATATCCTATGTTTTTACTGGTCAATTTCCGGTAAAAATTCTCCGGTGTGTAATTCTTCCGCAACGATCCTGTACGCTTTTCGGATTGTGCTGGCTCTATTTACCAGATACTCCCAACCCTGCACGTCTTTTTCTTTCCAGTCTCCCATGTACTCGGCTTTCACTTCGTCATCAAGATTAATAAAATCCATGATGTCTGTGTCATGTCTGTTTTCAATTTCCTTCATGAGTTCATCCAACTTCTTATAACATTTTCTTAATTCTTCCATAGTTTTATTCACCTCTAAGCTCTTTCTCTTAATTCTTTAACTGTATATCTTTTATGCCACTGCTTATATTTTTCAAATGGGTTCTCTTTGCTCCAGTCTTTTTCTGATCCGTTTACATTTTCAAAATAATTCTTATCTCTCTCGTATAAAAGATGTAAAAGATCCTCACGTTTCATTTTATTGATTTCTGTTTTTGAATAACTGTAAATGTTTTTTAATTCTTCCATGTTCTTTCCCTCCGGTGTATTATGTGTTTTCCTTATTTCTGATATTATAATACACCTAAAACGGTGTAATGTCAATACATTTTTACGTTATTTTTAAAGTATTTTATTTTTCTGTATCTTCTACGTATTTTATAATATTCCCCGGCTGCATGTCCAGTATATCGCAGATCTTTTCGAGTGTTTTAATCCCTATCATTTCGCCTTTTCTCAATAATTGGATCGAACTTTCTCCTATGATCTGCTCTTTTCTTAGCCGTGTCGTGTTATATCCGCATTCTTTCAGCGTTTCTAATACGTCAATTTTATAAGTAAGCATCTGCACACCTCTCTTTCGTATTTATTATATACCTGAGACATTTTTATTTCAATTAATTTTACACCAAAAAAATACACAATTATTGCTGATATTTTTACACTTATTTTGGTGTATTTGTATATTGATATTACACTGTTTTTAGTGTATTATAATATTAACAAAGGAACAGGAAAACAGAAAGAGAGGATTTGAATATGACTGGAGCTATTAAAATCAATGGAACATATGGAGTGAAAATCGGAAATTTACAAGTATTCACTTATGAGGGTGCTGTTAATGCTTATAAAATTTTCTGTGAGCTCTTCAATCGTGACATGACAATGGAAGCGTCAGCGGTTATGAGTGATGCATCACTCGATATGCACAGGATCGGTTTTACTTGGGACGAAATCGAAGCGATTGAATTGTCAGTATTATGAGCCGAAACGCTCCGTCTGGAGCGTCCACCGTGGAATGGTCGCCCGGTGCTGATGATGGCAGACCAGAAAGGGAAAACATGAAAAATTTAAGTGAATGTAAAGAATATTATAAAGATTTATACATGGATTGTTTGGAAAATGATTCATTTGAAAAGAGCATTTTTGAAAGCACTGAAAAAGCTCGATATGAAACATTCTGCGAAACATTAAAATTTATCTATGGCGCAGATTTTGAAAACATTATGTCGAACTGGTCAAATGCTGCATTGAAAGAATTTTATTCAAGAAAGTAAGTCGAAACCGCCGCCCGGCGGTCTGTAGGAACTGCCCCACCTGCACCGATGAGACAGGGCATAAACGAAAGGATGGTTGATTTTATGACGAAAGCAGAACTTATGAAAGAATTTAAAGAACTAGAAGAAGAAAAGCGAGTGCATATCGACGGCATTCACTGGAATAGTAAAAAAAGTGAGATTGAAAACGCTATAGAATGCTTAAAATGTCCGGATGAATTGTTAGAAAAATATCTCATTGTTTTATCATTAAAATATGAAAACACCGGGCGGACGATCGCTAATAATGGAGATTTTAAGCGTCACAGCTACAACAGGCTTTATGTATTTAATACAGCACGTCAGATCTTAAAAAATTAGACAACCGCCGCAGAGGATGACCCCC